AAAAAGCCCGTTGTCTCAATCCATTTGACGAAAGATGTTCATGTATCTCGAAACTATTGCCAAGACTCCATCTCAGAAGTTCAAGAATGGCCAGGTGTTTTCCAGCCCGATTTGGGATGGCATCTGGAAAGTCGTCGCCGTTGCCGACAAGCGAATCGCTGTTGTTCGGATAGACAAGTAAGCTCCGAGCTTCGGCGACTGCTCCGCTCGTCACCCGCCTCGCGCAAGCTTGGCGGGTTTTTCATTTAGGCCTTAGAGAATGCTCCGAGTGACCACCCAGCAACCTTGCTGATCCGTCCACGCCACAGGACGCTGCTCGTGACGTTCATGCTTTCGCCATTCGCGGCAAGAAATTTCGCGTCGCGAAGATGGATGAATTGAAGCTCATGAGCCAGAGGCGGCTCGCCATTGGGAGTTTTGGGCATGTCGGCAATGCTTTGCTCGAATTCCGCTCTCCTTGGAGTCTTCACGTTCCCGTAGATCGTGCTGGCGAGAGACGCGGCCATCTCAGCAAAGTAGGCTTCGGAGCTGATGATCGTCCCCGAAACCAACATGCCGTTGATCGAAAGCGTGATTGGCAACCCGTCGCCACTTTCTCCAATGAATACGCTCACGAGTTGGAGAAATCCATCGCGGTTAAACGCGGGCGGTTGATCTGCGTGTGCATCCTTGTCCTGCTCGGAAACTGCTTTGATGTCGTCGTCCATATCTCTTCCTTGGTGATTTCGCCGAACTGGCGGTTACGGGCTGCTTACAGCAGCGATGGATTGGGCTATGCCTGCCGCTCGTACACGGGCGTGTAGAGAGTCGTCTGCTTCATCAGTTCGATGGCATGTAGGCATCCATCCTTGTTGGTGTATGCCTCGCCAGACGCAATGATCTCGTGGTTGGCCCCTTTGAGGCGCCACCGCCAGTAGAAGCCAGATGGGTAGATTTCAAAGTACATAGGAGCCTCCTTCCATGCATGAACACGCGCACATTGACGGCTGGAAGGCCCAGACGGAGTACGCAGCCGAATACACCCACCGTGGTTCTCGGTGGGCCCTCAACTTCTTCGCGATTGACGACGAGGATGCGAAGAAGAAACTTGAAAGCGTTCGCAGCTCGATTGAGCTTCTAGGATCGGTTGCGGCGCGTATCCCAATGGAGTGATGGCGCTGATTGCCATAAAGGTAGCGGAGGCACATTCGAACTACCATCCCCAGATCGGGGGATGTTTTTCATGAAGTCCCGCTTCGCTCTGCCGCTAAGCTTCACCCCCGGAGGTGAAGATGACGTTACTGCAGGTCTTGGGGTCTGCCATCCTGGGAGGATCGTTTACGGCCATTGGATTGACCATTGCCGGGTACTTGGCGCGGGCGCAGCTAGCGCACTGGTTGAACAAGGACATTGAGAGGGTCAAATCTGACTACCAGAAGGAACTGGAGGCTGATAAAGCGTCGTTTCAACGAGAGCTTGAGGCATACAAGGTCTCTTTGATTGCCCAGGCGGAGCGCGTCAAGGCCGAGCAAGACATCAAGCGTACTGCCGCATTGAAGATCTTGGAGATGGAGTTTGCAACCCTGCAACTGCTTCATCGGGAAACTCTGGGCTTGGGCGTTGAATTGGCCTCGGCGGCGAGGAAGGCCAAGCAATATCGCTCGGCTGCGCAGTTTGAAAAGCTCAGCAACCGTTGCGTTTCGTTGGGAGACGCCGTTTATTCGATCGCAATTTTCTTGACGCCTGAAGAGCAGGCATTGCTGGATCGGTATGAAGACGCGGTGCTTGCGGTGCTGCTGCCATTTTGTGAGCCAGGCAGGGACGAGGCCAAGGAAGAGTTTTATCCTGCTCGAGATGAGCTGTACTCGGCCGAGCGAAGTGTTGAAGTCTGGATATCCGAGAAGCTGAAGAGCTTGAGACGCCTAGACTAAGAGTTGACCAGCAAGGGTCGTTAGCTCCCGTAAGCCGCCAAGGTTCATCGCCGAGGCGGCTTTTTTTCGTTGGGCCGAGCCTCCACGCTCTTGCTCCATACATCGGGCTCGTGCCCAGCACTTACACCACCCGAAGCTTGGCGCCAGCCTTGCGCGCCTGGGCGGCGGGTAATCCGTCCGGATTTTTCACCATCCGCACTCGATGGGCGCGGGGCGCGAGTGCTGACCGCAGCAGCTCAGCGCCTCGGCGTAAGACGGATGAGCCGCCGATTCGGACAAGCCGCGAGGCACCCGAGAAGGAACCACCATGAAGATTCGCAAGTATTGCGGGCAAGGCGAGATGCTGCCCCGCGGCTATGGCATTGCCTGGGTGGACTTCGCGTCCGACAAGGCGGTCTGCTATCCCGTCGTGCTCAACCTAGTGGCTGCCTTCCTGCGCGCCGCCTGGTGCTTCGCGCTTGTCGGCTTCCGCCCAGTGCGTGGCAATCCGCGCGATGCCTTCCTGCAGGGCTACTGGCGGGGCCGCGCCGACCGCGACCAGCCGCCCGAGTGGCGCCGTGGAGGCTTCTGATGGGCCGCCCGAGCAAGTTCAAAGACGAGTTCATCGTTCAGGCGCGCAAGCTCTGCAAGCTGGGCGCCACAGACATGGAAGTCGCCGACTTCTTCGGCGTGGACGTGCGCACGCTGTACCGCTGGAAGGGCGAGCAGCCGAAGTTTTGTCAGGCCCTAAAAGCAGGGAAGGACGAAGCCGACGATCGCGTCGAACGCAGCCTCTATGCTCGTGCCATCGGCTACGAGCACGACGACATCGACATCCGCGTGGTGGATGGCAAGATCGTGCAGACCAAGCTCCGGAAGTACTACCCGCCGGACACGACGGCCGGCATCTTCTGGGTGAAGAACCGCCGCCCGGATCTCTGGCGCGAAGCGAAGGCCGTGGAACTGACCGGCAAGGACGGCGGCCCAGTGCAGTACGCGAAGGTCGAGCGCACCATCGTTGATCCGGCGGCGTCCGAGTCGTGAAAACCCTCAACCTGCAGACGGCTCGCGTGTTCGTGCCGTTGCTGGCGCCTGCCCGCTACAAGGCCGCATGGGGTGGCCGCGGCTCTGGCAAGTCGCACTTCTTCGGTGAGCTGCTGATCGAAGACTGCATGGCCGAGCCAGGCAACTCCGGCGGCGAGGGCATGCGCGCGGTCTGCATCCGCGAGGTGCAGAAAGACTTGGCGCAGTCATCGAAGGCTCTGATCGAGGCGAAGCTGCGCGCGAACGGCATCACTGAGGCGGACGGCTTCAAGGTGTTCCGCGACTGCATCGAGACGCCCGGCGATGGGCTGATGATCTTCAAGGGCATGCAGGACTACACCGCCGAGAGCGTGAAGTCGCTGGAGAACTTCAAGCGCGCTTGGTGGGAAGAGGCGCAGACCGCCACGCAGAACTCCCTGGACCTGCTGCGCCCGACGATTCGCGCGCCCGGGTCCGAACTGTGGTTCAGCTGGAACGCCCGCCGGCGCACCGACGCCGTGGACCTGATGCTGCGCGGTGCCGAGATCCCGACCGGCGCGGCGGTGGTCAAGGCGAATTGGCGCGATAACCCTTGGTTCACCGCCGAGCTTGAGCAGGAGCGCTTGGACTGCCTGCGCATGCAGCCCGACCAGTACGACCACATCTGGGAGGGCGGCTACGTCACGGTGATGACGGGCGCCTATTACGCGAAGTCGATCACCGAGGCGAGGCTGCAGCGGCGTATCGGCCGTGTCGCTGCTGACCCGCTGATGACCATCCGCCTGTTTGCGGACATCGGTGGCACCGGCGCAAAGGCCGACTCCTTCGTCTTCTGGGCCGCGCAGTTCATCGGGAAAGAAATCCGCGTCCTGGACTACTACGAGGCGCAGGGACAGCCGCTCGCCACGCATCTGGCCTGGCTGCGGTCGAGGGGCTACACGCCGCAGCGCGCACAGATCTGGCTGCCGCACGATGGCTCCACGCAGGACAAGGTGTTCGACGTGTCCTATGAGAGCGCACTGCAGGCGGCCGGCTACACGGTCACGGTGGTGCCGAACCAAGGTAAGGGCGCCGCTGCTGCGCGCATCGAAGCCGGCCGCCGCTTGTTCCCGTCCATGTGGTTCAACGAAGCCACGACCGAGGCGGGCATCGCGGCGCTCGGCTGGTATCACGAGAAGAAGGACGAGAAGCGAAACATCGGCCTGGGTCCTGAGCATGACTGGTCCAGCCACGGCGCTGACGCCTTCGGCCTCATGTGCGTGGCATACGAAGAGCCGGTGCAGATGAAGCCTTTCAAGTATCCGAAGCTCAACAACGCATGAAGGAGCACAGCATGGCTCTTGGCAAGAACAACCCGCAGTACTACCCGAAGGGATGGCGCGCGGGCCCGCAGAAGCTCGCCCCGAAGGTGTTCATTCCCGAGAAGTCGGGCACCTACGTGAAGAAGCGTCCCCTCACACCTCCCTGACATGACCGCATCCACCAAATCCAAGGCGATGACCGAAGCGGACCTGAAGGCGCTCGTCGATTCGGAACTGTCCCAGGCCCTCGGGGTAGACAGCACGAAGCTCGCCGAGCAGCGCCGCAAGGCCCTGGCGTACTACTACGCCGAGCCCGAGGGCGACCTTGCGCCGCCGGAGATCGTCGGCCGCTCGCAGGTCGTTTCGCCGGACGTGCGCAACACCATCGAATCGATGCTGCCGCAGCTGGTGGCGAAGTTCGTGGGCGGCGACAAGGTGGTCCAGTTCGACCCGACGAAGCCTGGCGATGAGCCGAAGGCGGATTCAGCGACGAAGTACCTGAACCACCTGTTCTTCAAGAAGTGCAACGGCCACACCATCACAGTGTCGTGGGCGAAGGACGGCCTGCTGTCGAAGCGCGGCGTTCTGAAATGCTGGTGGGACAAGCGCCACGACGAACGGCGCGAAGAGTACGAGGGTATGACCCAGGTCGAGTTGGCGAAGCTGCTGGAAGACCCGGAAATCGAAGTCATCGACCACCGGGAGTATCCCGACGAAGATGAAGCGAAGGCACGGGCGCAGGCCGTCGAGCAGCTGCAGCAACAACTGGCGCAGGCTATGCAGGCCGCACAGCGGCAGGCACAACAGCCGCAGCCTCCCGGCCCGCCGCAGGGTGGCGCCGCACTTGGTGGCCCTGCCCAGCAGCCTCCGGCCGCGCCGATGGGTGCCCCGCAACGCCCGCCGCAGCCGCCGCAGAACGGCCCGGCCGGCGCCGCGCTGCAGATTCAGCAGCAGATCGACATGATCCTGCGGGAGCCGCCCGCGATGCTGTACGACGTGGGCTGCCGCGTCACCCGCAAGGGCGGGAAGCTGAGCATCGAGGGCGTGCCGTCCGAGGAATTCATCATCTCGCGAGGCGCGAAGACCATCGCCGAAGCGCGACTGGTGGGCCACCGCGTGAAGCGCACGCTGTCAGAGTTGAAGTCGATGGGCTACGACCAGGCCAAGATCGACAGCCTGGGTTCCGACGACTCGGAAGGTGACAGCAACGCCGAGCGCATCGCCCGCGACCGGTTCGACGACACCGGCGACGAATTCGAGGGCAACAACACCACCGACCCCTCGCAGCGCAGCATCTGGGTGAAGGAGCTGTATCTGCGCGTGGACTTCGATGGCGACGGTATCTCCGAGCTGCGCAAGATCGTGCGGGCCGGAAACCAGATCCTGGACAACGAGATCGTCGATGAGGCGCCGTTCGTCAGCTGGTGCCCGGTGCCGATGCCGCATAAGTTCTGGGGCCTGTCGGTGGCTGACCTGGCGATGCAGGGCCAGAAGACGAAGACCAGCATCGTGCGCGGCCAGCTGGACAACATGTACCTGCAGGTCAACGGCCGGTACTTCGGGGTCAAGGGCAAGGTCGATTTCGATAGCCTGCTGGACAGCCGGCCCGGCGGCGTGGTCATCATGGATCAGCCTGGCATGGCCGGCCGGCTCGATCAGGGCATGGGCGACCTCGGCGCCGCCGCGCAGCTGATGGAGCAGGAAGAGCAGGCGCTCGAAAACTCCACCGGCTGGACCCGCTATAGCCAGGGCAACGACGCCAAGGGCTTGAACGACACCTACGGCGGTGTGCAGATCATCACGAACAAGGCCGACATGCGCACCGACCTGATGGCGCGCAACCTGGCCGAGGGTTTTGTGGACCTCTTCAAGATGATGCTTAAGCTGGTTTGCCAGAACCAGAAGAAGTCGGAACTCATCAAGATCGCTGGCGAGTGGGTCGAGATGGACCCTCGCGAGTGGAAGAACCAGTTCGACACCGACATCAACGTCGGGCTGGGTGTGGGCAACAAGGACCAGCAGGTCGGGCATCTGATGGGCCTGCGGCAGCTGCAGGTGAGCGGGCTGCAGTGGGGCACTTCGACGCCCAAGAAGATCTACGAGCTGGACACCGAGATCGCAAAGACGATGGGCTTCAGGTCTGGCGATCGCTTCTTCAATGACCCCGAGAAGAACCCTCCACCTCCGCAGCCGAACCCGATGCAGGCTCAGATGGAGATCGAGAAGATCAAGGCGCAGGCGCACTTGCAAGTTGAGAGCGCCAAGCTGCAGAGCAACCAGCAGATCGAGGCCATGAAGATTCAACAGCAGATGCAGTTGGAACATGCCAAGGCCCAAATGCAAGCGCAGGTAGACATCAACCGCCAGCGAGCCGAGGCCGAGCAGCATGCATTGCGCATCCGGCAGGAGGCCGAACTGGAAGCCATGCGCAGCCAAATGCAGGATAGCTTCGCTCGCTGGAAGGCGGAGCTGGATGCTGCGGTCCGCGTCGAAGTGGCCAACATCAGCAGCAAGTCAAAGCTGGACAACCCCGCCACGCAGGCGGCCACGAACGAAATTGCCACCGAGGTCCGCCAATGACCCCCGTCCTGAAGTCCCTGGCGTCGCGCCTCCATGCTTTCCTGCTGCCCGTCTGGTCGGTCCGGGAGGAGGGCGACGGCTCGTTCTGCATCTATCGCCAGCAGTTCGGCCGGGCCGCCTTGTTCGAGCGCTGGGCCACGCTTCGCACCGCCGGCCAGCGCCTCGCGCAGTTGCGCGGCGAGTTGAACGAGGGTGCCGAGGTGGCGCCGGAGCGCGTCGCGAACGCCATCGCTCGTGATGTGCCTGAAGAGTCAGCGACCACGCCGCATGCGCGCGTGTACCGCGGCAACCGTGCCCGGGAAGTACTCGAGAACGAGTCTTTCGACTGGGCGTTCCATACCCTCAAGTCGGAGATCGTCGAATCATGGCAAAACGCACCAATGCAGGATCCGCAGGGACGGGAAACGCTGTGGCTGTCCCTCAAGCTGCTGGAGAAAGTCCGGTCCAACCTGGTG